TAATGCCCCGGTTTCATCGCCATGCCGAAACTCATCGGTTGTCCTCCGCCAGCGTCGCCACCCACACCTCGTTGTACCGGCGCTTCTTAACGTCCTGCACCCAGTAGTATTCCGCCGTGGTGTCAAAAACGCAGGTGTTCCCGGCCGCCCAGGTTCCGGTAAAAAACACGGCGGGAACGGTGAAATACTCCTCGACGGCCAGAACCGTTCCGACGACTCCGGCCGCATCCAGCACGCCGACATCGCTGCCGGTCACATGGAAATGCGTGGCGTCGTCAAACGTGATCGTCCAGGTTTCCGTGATCGGCGCATTCCCGAGAGCAATCACCGCGCCGGTAGCGATCGTTCCGGCCGTGCTGGTCTTGGTCAGCGCGCCGACGGCGGAAATGTCGAACCGGTCGTTTCTTAAAATCCCGTGCTTGGACGAGATGTACAGGTCTTCGCGCATCAGCCCGAGATTGGCCAGGTCCTCGTCCGTGTCCATTTCGTTGCCGTAGAGCGACTCGGTCATCAGCGCATAGCAGCTGGTGTTGGTGACCGACCATGCCGCCGTCTGCTGGTATCGCGTGCTGCGGGTGGAAGTAGACGGCTTGCGCAGAATCCTTCCGACCGCGTTGGTCTTGTGAAGCACGCTGTTCCACTGGTAGGTTTCACCTTCCAGAATCGCGGCGGTCTTGTTCATCACCAGATACACATGGCCGTCGGCGAACAGGATCTCATCGCCGGCGACAATGCCCGTATCGTAGGACAGGATGGCTTCCGTGAAGAATTCCCGGATAAACGGCTTGGTCACCTGCTTGTTGAGCACGATGCGGATATACTCTCCGGTCACATTGGTCGGGGAGCGCAGAATGGTCACCGCGCCGCCGATCTCGCTCAACACTTCCTTGATGTCTGGGCCGATGGCCATCCGTTATTCTCCGGAATCGCTCTGCAAGCCGTTAAACACATCGGAATAGTCGGTAATCTCCCGGCCCAGCTCGTCGTAAGCGTGGCAGGTGCCGACCTGCTGCCCGAAATACGCCTGCGCGGAAATGCCGCAGAACAGATCGGGCCGATCTTCCATGGCTTCCTTAAACGCCCTGTCCTCCATCTTGATGATCTCGACGTAATGCTTGAACCGGTCTCCCAGGCTGATCTGGTCCACCTTGAACTTGCGGGCGGACTCGGTGCAGAGCATGTAGATCAGATGCCGCTTAGCCCGGCGCTTGATCCAGAGCACCTGAAAGTTGTCCGTTACGGGCAGCGTCCATCCGGTCTCCAGCTGCGCCTCCGAAATGGCGTTCGTGTAATCTCCAGCCACCACATCGACGCTCAGGCCCTTGATCTCCGCCGTCAGCAGAGTCGTCAGTTCACCAGATGTCATTTAGATTCCAGCCTCCAGCAGGCGCACCTGCTCGATCATTTTTTCCAAAGACAGCCGCCAGTCGATCTTCACGCCGAACCGCTCCTGAGCGTATGTGCGAATCGCCCTGCGGTCCGCATTCGCATCCAGCGAATACTCCGCATCGCCGTCCAGACAGACGGGGCGAACATACGGGGGTTCGGGATCAACCGGTTCGTCCTTCGCCTCACCACCTTCCGGCAGCGCATCGACCGGCGCATCCTCCGGCCCTTCGACCAATACATCGACCAGCGCATCCACCACCGGATCGATTACCGCATCGACCGCAGACGGCGCGGCGATCTTCGTCATGGCTGCCAGTTCGTCGGACTCGCCCGGTTCGCCGCCGTCCACCTCTTCGACCGGAACGATCTTGTCGACCGGTTTGGTTTTGCCGGCGGGCTTTTGATCCACCATCAGCTGAACGATCTCCAGCGAGCCCAGACCGGACTCGATCCGCTTCCGGTCCATCTGAAGCTCCCTTAAAATTCCCGGCGGGAACGGCGCTTCGTACACAATCCCCGCCGGGTAGCCTTCTTTGGGTCCGCCGGTGCACAGCAGCCGTTTGCGGACCCGTACCTTCAGAACATCTTCAACATTCGACATGGTTTTCATTGCAAAACCCCTTCTCTGTTAATTCGATTATTGAGCGCCGACCTCCCAGGACTGCAGGTGCACCGCGGCAGGCGTGGTGCCGCCATGAATCAGATGGAAGAACGGAACCACGACATCGCCATCGTCAAACGTAAAGTCCGTGGCCGGAACCGCCTTGGGCGCCGCACCGTCGATCTTGTACGATGCCACTCCGGCTTCGCTCACGTACACTTCGAGCACGTGCTCTTCGGTGTCGGCCCAAACGTCGGTGGTATCGGTCGTAACGGTGGCATCGCCGTTCAGGATCGTTTCGACATTGATCGCGCCGGCCTGCATGTTCAGCGAGGCCAGATCGGTGTAATTGTCGAACGTGGAATTGTAGACGTCCGCTTTTCTGAATCCGACCGCGCACTCGGCGATCTCGGACGCATCGGCCACCAGAATGCCGACCTTCATGTAAAACGCGGGACTGGTGCCGATGGTGTAGGCGTGCCGCGCGCGGGTGGTGATGCCCTGCGTGATCTCGATGCCTTCGCCGGCAGTCAGATCCAGCGAGCAAAGCAGCCCGTCCGCCGCAACAGCCGGCGCTTTCAACGCCTGGGCGCCGATATTCCGGTACTCGAACATGTTCAGGCCGAAAGACATGGCCATCACGTCGGTATCCGTGCCGTCCGACGCCTCGCCCGTGATCTGCGTGACCACCGGGGAGCAGTTGAAAGGTTCAAGGGTGTACGCGCCGCCGGTCAGCTTCTCCAGCTTCGCGGCCTGGCCCTCCAGCGTGGTGACGCGGGTAAGGCCCGTGGACTCGATGGCCAGAAGACGAGAATCGTGAGTGATCAGATCCTCTTCCGCGGCCCTGCATTTGGGAGTCGGATAGGGCCCGGGAATGCCCTCCATATGAGTCGTCATAAAAAATTGCCCTCCATAAATGGTATGAACAGCGCCCGTTGCGGCGCTGTGTGGTTTACAGTACCGTTACGCTGTACACCGCGTCTTCGAAGTACAGCACGGGAAGGCCCTTGTTCTGAACACGGATGAACACTCCGTCCGGATCCCACTTGGTTTTCTGGTCCACCTTCATGCCGTACTGACGGTTCAGGTCAAAAGGCGCTTCGGCGAACTCGGCGATCTTCTGGCCCTCGATGGTGTCGGCAAATACGGTGAACTGATCCTTGGGCAGGAACTTGCGCATGGTGTACACGTAGTCCACCTGGCTGCGCAGGGAGGTCGTGATGGCGCCGGTCGCCGTGATGGTGCCGGCCGCCGCGCTGACGGCGGTAACGGTCATCGCCTCGGTGACGGTCGGAGCGGTGCCGTCGTCGTCATGGGCCACGCCGTAGATCGTATCGCCCACCTCGATGTCCTTGACCTCGTCCACGGTGATGGTGTGGGGACCTGCTCCTGCGGTCAGCGCGGACGCCAGCCAGGAGCGCACCTCGTACATCTCGTTGTAGACAAGGAAGTTCTGCACGCCGAACAGGGACTGAAGCACCACCGCGGGGCGGGTCATCAGGTCGCCGTCGCCGAACGCCGATTTCTGCACCAGGCTCTGAACGCCCTTGTTGAGCACCAGAGCGCGAAGCACCTCGGAAGTGATCATGACGTGCGTGATCGGCGCCTGGGCATGGTATTCATAGAACTCCACGATGTCGAACCAGTCTTCGAGCACCTTGCTGGTGTCGGCGCTCCACAGGCGATCCGCCGCCAGGGTGGGAAAGTGGGCCGTCGGTACGCCGTAGTCGACGCTGATCTTGTTGCCGCGCCGATCCAGATAGGAAAACGCGCCGGCGGTCAGCATCTTGCAGAACATCCATTCTTTTCTGCGGTCGCACCGGTTGCGCAGCTTGTTGGTCTCGCGGGACAGCAGCTTGGCCGCGGTATAGTGCTTGCGGGAATCGCCGGGCTCGCGGATGTTGTTCATGAACGACGCGCCCAGGTAGGTTTTTTCCTTCCAGAAGGCCGCGGTGGCCTCGTGCGCGGAAACGCCCTCGATGCCGACAACGGGCGCGGGCTGATCCTCTCCGGCAAACGGCATGATGCCGCGGTTGCCGATCTGGGCCTCCCATTTGACATCCTCGGACTCCCACTGATCCGACCCGAAGGTCTTCATCAGGACCAGGTTGGGAGCAGTCTC